GTATGCGAAATACGTTTTGTTAGAAAGATACCTGTAGCTGGTAGACCACCAACGCGTCGTATGTGGTGTACAAAAAGCTATAGTTTACTTAATTCGATTAATGGTCGTATCTCCCTTAACTATAGACCACCTCATTCAGGTAAACATGTAGATGAAGCTAGAGACAACATAGTTGTTGTTTGGGACATATTAATGCAAGATTATAGAAATGTTAATATGCAACAATGTGATTTAATTCGAGAAGTTCCTGCTAATCAAGAGTTCTGGAAGTTCTTTAATGAGAACATATATATCATGTCACCTGAGCAAAAAATAGCCTTTATGAATTCATAATATTATGCAGCATTTAGAACACATACTTCAAAAACTCCTTCTTAAGGATATAACCATTAGCACTGAGAAAAAAGTCCTTAAGAGGGGGAAATTGAAATTGTTTAACATTAAACAGTTCTATATAAAGCTAGTATTAGAGACAGCGAAATCTGGTAACAAAGTTTATGAGATACCATATCCTTTTGGTGCGCAGAATTATAAAGACGGTGTACTTTTTAATTATACGCTCTCATCATTCTGCAAGCCTGAGACAGATTCGTATGCAAAATTGAAGCTCTTCAATAAGACTAATTCATCGAAGCTCTATGATAATTTTATGTTTATCTTGCCTTTGAGTAGTAATAGACTATAATGACAGAGTGCTAACTGGTATACTCAAAAACTTTCCTGAAAACTTTACTCCTAGTTCTCAGCAAGTCAAAATTCTTAAGGAGATAGAAACAGCCTTCGATGAAGGACATAAATTTATTGTTTGTAATGCACCTACCGGTTCTGGTAAATCATTTATTTCAAAAACCATAGGTAACGCATCCGCACCACCGTCTGATGACTTTAAAGAACTAATCTTTAGTTATGCAGCGTATAAGCAAGTACACGGCGGTGGCTATGCTAATGCTGATGAATGTTTAGAAGAGCAGCCATTTGGAGCAATTGCTCTAACCATCACCAAGGCACTTCAAGATCAGTATAAGCGTCTCTTTAATGATATTGAGATTCTTAAAGGTAAATCAAACTACCAGTGTGCAATTGATGATAGGTATTCAGTTGATCTCGCTCCTTGTATACACTTAAAGAGTCTTAAAGAAGATTGCTGGACGAAAAATAAATGTCCATATTATAATGCTAGAAATACGGCACTAGCTTCGCAGTTTGCCACGCTTAATTATACGATGTTCTTTTCTTTACCCGAACATTTAAAGAGTAGAGAGTATATCATATGTGATGAGGCTTCAGAGCTTGAAGAGCAGCTTGTCAAGCACTTCTCATGTACAATTAACTTCAGCTTATTGAAGAAATATCAGATCGATATTCTACCGTTTAGCTCAGATCATAGCAAAGTAGAGAGATGGATTAGTAATATGTCTCTACGCATTCATGATAGAATTGAAGAGCTTAAAGCAGATATACAAAGTAAAAAGAAAGGTTCAGAGAATGAAAGAAAAGCTGAATTATTGTTTCTTATCAATCTATATTCTAAGCTTTCGTTAATTCTTGAAACATGGATGGCTAGTGAATATCTATATGAGACAGATGTTAAAGGTATTACGTTTAAGCCTCTGAAGGTTGATAAACTCGCTCAGAATCTCTTTGATCACGGTAAGCGTATTATCCTATTATCTGCAACTATTATTGATCATGCAAATTTCTGTAAAACACTTGGTATTAATCGTTACAAATATATCGAAGTAGAGTCTTCATTTGATGCTAAGAACGCACCCATTTACGTTAATACAAAGGTAAAGCTTAGTCACGGTAATCTCAAACAGAACCTACCCAAAATTAAAAAACAAATTGAAGAGATCTGTAATCTACATAAAGATGAGAAAGGTTTAATTCATACCCATACAAATACTATTACATCTTACCTACAAAGTACAATGTACAGTAAGAGATATCTCTATCGCGAGCCTGGTGTAAGTAACGAGAATATACTTAACGATCACTTACTATCACCTAATCCAACAGTATTGATATCACCTTCAATGTCGTATGGCGTCGACTTAAAAGATGATCTCGCGAGATTTCAAATCATAATCAAGGCTCCATACTTGCCGTTGAATGATAAACGTGTAGAGAAAATGATGAAGATAGATAAGGACTGGTACATTAATAAAATGCTAAGCTCGTTGGTACAGTCTTGTGGTCGAGGTGTTCGATCACCTTCAGATCACTGTGTAACGTACATATTAGATGGTGCTATTGTAGAGAGTGTCATATCAAATAGACAAAAGCTGCCAAAATATTTCATCAATCGGTTTGTTTAATTAAATATATAAAGATTGAAAAATACCGGATATTTTTACGAGATACATGATCTCTTAACGCAGTTTGTTGCAGCTTTTGATGATGTTATTATCAAACGTTTTGATAATAATAGAACTGCACGCGAGACAATAGATGTGCGATATGTACTAGCTCCTAAACAAAGAGTGATGTATGATATTGTAAATAAAGCGCAGAATCTTACTCTACCTGTTGTTGCTATAGATATAGCAAACGTATCACGAGATGAATCCCGCGTCTTTAATAAACTCTCAGATGTGTATCTACCAGCTACGAAGACTGACTATCCTCGTAGAGCTGCAAAGATACCGCCGCCGATGCCTGTTAATATAACAGTTAATATGTCAATATTAGCGCGTTATATGTCTGATGTAGATCAAATTATTTCAAATTTTGTACCTTATAATAATCCGTATATTATACTTTCGTGGATTATACCATCTCAATATGGGGCAGAATATACACAAGAAATAAGATCTGAAGTCCTCTGGGATGGAAACTTAAACTACACGACACCAACAGATACTACTTTCTCGGATAAATTTAGAATAGTAGTTGATACAACCTTTACTATCAAAGGATGGTTATTTAGAGAAGCTAAGGATCCACAAGGCATGATTTATAAAATAGATGCTAACTTCTATGCTCTTGATCTAAGAAATAAAATCTATACTCTAGATGATTATAACTCACTCAGTGCTTATGATTCTAACGATAAGACGTATACTGATACAGTAACAGTATCAGGTACACCCTCCTTTACTAATATATTCTACTCTACTACTGGTACCTATTTACGTATTGATACAGGCCTTACTATAGATAATAATCACGATAATAATTTTATTCTTTATGGTACGCGTTTTGACTATAATAATAACTTCTATCTGAGCTCTAATACAGTAAACTTCTTTAGTGACTTTACGCAAATTAATACAGCTAAATCTCCACAAATTAGTGGATATAAGCTACCTAGTGTTTATTATAATGTATTAAGCGATAATATTGTTAATATCTCTCTACCTAGAACCTTATTGAGCTCAACAGGTAAATTTACCTTTATTACAGCAAACAGTGCTGGTTGGAGTACAACTAGTAATATAAATGGCTCAATTATAACCGTGATATAAATATACAAAGATGGATACATCCGCAGATCAAAATCGTAACTATGTAGGTAATGATGGACGTGCTTCTACTTTCGGTAGAACACTTGCTACTTATATTCAAAACAGACTTCCTTACACTAGTGTAACTTATGATAATGATGATATTAATCCTAAGTATAAGTACTTTGCTAATACAGGTATAAGACGTGCTGAGGCCTTAGCTAAGAACTCTGTATCTCTTTCTAGTGAGTATAACAACTTACCTATTGGTAGCATTGGTAAAGATACATCGTTCGGCGATGTAATGTATGCCAACATTCAACAAGATAAAGGTGGTCGTTTAAGAGACTATAGAATGATAGCTGCTTATTCTGATGTAGCAGATGCATTAGATGAAATTTGCGATGAAACTATCAACCCCGATGAAAACGGTCGTATTGTTAATTTACTTCTTAAAGATGTAGATCTTACAGTTTCTGAAAAAGCAGAAATTGAAGAAGAATTTAACAAGTACTCCGAACTTTATGAACTCAAAACTAAAGGTTGGCAATACTTCAGACAGTTATTAGTAGAAGGCGAAATATTCTTCGAGCAGATTATTCATGAAGATTATGTTGATGAAGGTGTATTAGGTGTTATTAATTTACCTGCAGAGGTTATCGATCCTGTTTATAGCAATGTTCAAAACATGCTTATAAAGGGGTTCATCTATCGTAAGCCTATCTTTAATCCTAACTCACCTAATAAAGTCGAAAAGATAGAATTTATTCCAATGGATGAAAATCAAATCATCTATGTTAATTCGGGTGTATACAACGATACTAAAAACTTCGTTCTTCCATTCTTGGAAAATGCTCGTCGTCCGTTCAGACAATTATCACTTATTGAGGACTCTATTGTTATATATCGTCTAGTACGTGCACCTGAGCGTCTAGTGTTTAACGTTGATGTAGGTAATATGGCTCCGCCAAAGGCTGAAGCATATATGAGAAAGCTTATTCAGCAATATTGGTCGCGTAAGACATTTGACTTAGATCAAGCTGATGTAGTTAAGAAGTTTAATCCGCAGTCGATGCTTGATGCTTTCTGGTTTGCAAAACGTCAAGGCTCTGAGGGGACATCAGTTACTCAACTTCCTGGCGGTGCTAATTTAGGTGAGTTAGCCGACTTAATGTACTTCATTAAGAAGCTTTATAGATCTCTCAAAGTGCCTACCTCGCGTCTTGATCCAGAAGATTCTTTCAGAGACGGTACAGATATTCTTCGTGAAGAACTTAAGTTTGCAAAGTTTATTATTAGACAGCAACAACGCTTTGCTTCTGGTATAAAGAAGGGATTCATTACTCACCTTAAACTTAAGAATATTTGGACTAAGTACGAATTTACAGCTAATAATCTCGAAGTTGACTTCAACGTACCTACTAACTTCTATGAGATGCGTGAAAATCAACGCTTAGAACTCAAGGCTGCTAACTTCAATAATTTAGCTTCTAATGAATTTGTCTCGGCTACATTTGCACAAAAGAAATACCTAGGCTGGAAAGATAAAGACATTCTCGCAAATAGAGAATTCTTGAGAAAAGATGCAGAAATGCAATGGGAGTTATCGCAAATTCAAGCTCAAGGACCTGCATGGAAAGAACAGATTATTGCTGGGTCTCTTGGAGCTGGTGAAGGAGCAGTTGGCGCTGAAGCTGGCGGTGGTGGAGTACCACCTGAGTTTGGCGGTGGTCCAGCTGCTGTAGGTGGTGAAGGTGCCGGTGTAGGTGCTGAAGAAGCTCCTGCCAAAGCTCCTGCTTCTGAAGCTCCCGTTGCTACCGAAACTCCTGAAGCTCCTCCCGCAGCTTAATAATATACTAAAGACTAAATATATGTATGTCTTTAGCCTGTGAAGTATTACCAGTCTCAGCTTTCTTATCTACCAATCTCAATAACAAAATTGAATGTTATGATAGACTTGGCGAACGTATTAAAAGAAGCTTAGGTTACCCGTTAATCTCACTTGAGATACACTCAGATCAATTGTATGAGAACATACAAATCGCTATAGAATACTTTTCAAAATTCGCTGGTTATACTGCTGAATATTTAGTTTTTGATTCGAAGCTATATGAGAAGAATAAAGGTATTCGTTTGGATCACCTATTCACCATTAGCAATAGTGAGTATACTACAACGCAGAAGATCGCAACAAGCCCTCCTTTTCCTGGACCAAATTTTGAAGTTAGTACACCTGAAGCTGTATTTATAACCCTAACTGGTATACCTGCAACAGCGTTTGCTGCTTCCTCTGCATTATCTGGAACACTTACCTCAGGTATACAAGAATTTGATATTATTGATCAATCAATTTATAGCTCTATAACATCATTTAATCCTGCACTCTCAAGTGATTTTAAACATACTGTACGTAAAACTCTTACATTACAATGTGAAGATACTACTGCTACTACGTTCAGCAATGTTTATGATTACGATGTTTTAGATTATCGTAAAGTTGTTGATGTTGTTGAGTTTGAAGAAGGTTCTACTACTGGTATCAATACTCTCTTTACACTAGAACAAACATTAGCACAACAAACTTACTTCAGTTATGCTCTTGGTAACTATGGATTTGATTTAATTTCTTGGTATACATTAAAAGAGTTTATAGATCTTCGTGAAAAGTTATTAGCAACTCGTAGAGATATAAAATTTGATCCACGTACACAGTATCTTACTATGTACCCACAGCCAAACAAGGATCGTTTTTATGGTGTAATTTCCTGCTATGTAGAACGACCTATACGTGATCTTGTTAAAGAACACTGGGTATATCAATATGCTCTCGCACTTTCAAAAATAACAATAGGACGTGTGAGAGGTAAGTTCTCTGGAGTTGCTCTTCTTGGAGGCGGGTCACTCAACTATGATCTATTAGAAGAAGGTCGTACAGAGAAAGCAGAACTTGAGAAGCAATTACTTGAAGGTGCATCACCAGGCTTCGGCGATGCAGATCCTATTATGTTCTTCGTAGGATAAAACAATGAATCTTGCTAAGAATAGTAAATACAGACAAGGTGTCTTTACGCCTATAAACGGTGAAAAATTCTTAGGTAGTAAGGCTATATACCGATCTGGATTAGAGCTTAAGTTTTTTAGATTCTGCGATAATAATGCAAACGTTATTAAGTGGGGCAGTGAAAATGTTGTTATACCCTATATAAGTCCTTTAGATGGAAAAGTTCATAGATATTTTGTTGATAACTATGTAATGATAAAGGAGGGATCAGTAATTAAAAAGTATCTAATAGAAATAAAGCCATCTAAGCAGACGAGTGCTCCTACTACCAAATATAAAAAACAACAACATCTAATATATGAGCAAAAACAATACGCTGTTAACGTTGCAAAATGGGAATATGCGCGTAAATACTGTAGTAAGCACGGTATGAGTTTCCTTATTTTAACTGAAAAGGAACTTAATTAGAAAAAACACAAACTATACTATAAATATATACATGTCGTTAAAACTTAATCTTTTAGTAGAAAAACCAGCCTTGGAAGATAACTTCGAATACATTGTCGAAGAAAACAATCGCAACGCTCCATCTACTCTTTTCATTAAAGGCCCTTATATGATGG